GGAAAGCATGTGCTCCAGTTCACGAATGGTTACTACCTGAACTGGAGTATGCATGGAAACTCAAGACTGGCGAAATAGTTCCTTATCAAAATGAAAAAGATGTATTGAAGAAGATAAATAATTAAAAAACGCGATGGCATTAGAATATTCTGAAGTAATGGCAGCGGGTGCTATGTTTTCTACTGCTGCAGAATTAAAATCAGCATCTGAGTCTACTGAAGCACTGGGTGAATGGATTACTAGTGCTGCTAAGAAAGTTGCTGATAACGTAGAATTTGGAAGTTCTCGTAATGATTTCCTCGCATTTATGCAACCAACCCCTGCTGCCTTCAAAGAAGCCGCAGTTGGTATATCTGCTGCTCTTGCTATCAAGGGATGGTTAAAATCTAGTCATGGACAAGGAAATGATGCAGTGGCAGAAAAAGTATTTTTGACTGGTAATGTTTGGCCTAAAGAAGTTGAAAAGTTTAGAATAAAAGCATATGGGTTTGATGATTATAATTCATCTGATTTTATTGTAAAAACAGGAGATAAAAAATATTTTGGAGTTTCATTAAAAAAGAAACCTAAAAAAAATTCTGCTGATCCTACCTTAATAAACAAGGCATTTGATACTGTTTTAAATGGCAGTCAGTTTGATAAAATTAAAGAAGAGATAACAGAATTAAGAACTGAATATTTTGCCGGACTTGTGAGACAGGCAAATGAAGATGGTATTCTTTTTATTGAAAATATAAATCGTCAAACTGATAAAGAACTTTTTGAAGCAAGAAAAAGAAACACCAAAATTTTCAATAAAGCCTATATCAACACTAAAGGTAGTTTGTCCGGTGGATATGATAATGATAAAGCACCCGATGCTATGAGAAAATTTGTCAATGCAGACCTAGCAAAAACAAATAATGTTTTATTTAAAAGATTAACTCAATATATGAATGATAATGCAGACTTATTTGCAAAAACACTTATTAATCTAGTTCTAAAGGTTAAATTGTATGACGAATTATCTGCTAATAAAAAACTAAAAGATTTTACTTTTGGATTTGCGCTTGTTACTGGTATTGGTGAAATATCTAGAGGAAAACCAAATGTGTCTGATGGAAAGGCGATTGACCTTCATACGATTCTTTGTGGTCTTAGTGATTTGGAGGCTAATAAAAAACCATATAAAATTGCTGTTGATTTTGAAAAGAAAGCAGAAGCAAATGCTGCTAAAATATTCTTCAAACTATCAAAAGCAGGTGTTAATATTTTAGATATGGAACTGAGATATAAAGGATCATTCACATCCCAACCTCAATTTTTTGCTACGGTCACAAAAGAATTTCAAACTATTCTTACTGAAAAATGTCTGGTTCCAAACCCTGACGGTTATACTTAATAAATATAGTATAAGGATTATCAATATAGATGAAAAGTTTCTTTCAGTTTCTGAGTGAAGCACAATCGCAGGCATCAATGCAGGCGAAAAAACTGAACTTGAAGAGTGATGGCCATGGTGGTTGGTTAGATACTCGTGGCAAATTTGTTGCGACTACTGAAGATGGAAAACTGAAGTTTGTTGATAAGAAAAAAAAGAAAGCAGAAGATGAACCAACTGCAAAAAGAAAAGCAACACAAGCACAACCTGAGGAAAAACCTAAGAAGACTGTACCTCAAGAGACTGGAGCAGAAAGAGCAAAAGCAGGTGAAGGGGAACAAACTTCTGGCGAATCTACAGAAACTCTAACGGTTGCATTTGGTCGTTTTAATCCTCCTACTGTAGGACATGGTAAGTTAATGGCTGCTGCTAAAAAAGCAGCAGGAGGAGAAGATCTTAAAATATATCCATCCAGGACTCAGGATGCCAAGAAGAATCCACTGGATCCTGATATGAAGATTTCGTTTATGAAGAAAATGTTTCCTGACTACTCAGAGAATATTGTCAATGATGATGAGATGAAATCTATCTTTAATGTTCTTGTCACAGCGAGTGAGCAAGGATATAAGAATGTCAATATCATCGTAGGTTCTGATCGTCAAGCAGAGTTTGAGAATCTTGCACAGAAATATAATGGTGAGTTATATGATTTTGATTTGATTCGTGTCATCTCTGCTGGTGTTAGAGATGCAGATGCTGAGGGTGTGGAGGGAATGTCTGCATCCAAGATGAGAAAGGCTGTTGTTGATGGTGACTTTGATTCCTTCCGTCGTGGCACACCAAAAGAACTGGATGATGGCGATACACGGGCACTGTTTGATGCAGTTCGCACTGGTATGAAAGTCAAAGCAAAGAAGAAAGAAGTTACAGAGATGTGGGAGATTGCACCCAAATGTGATCCTAGAGGACTTCGTGATCAATATGTTAGTGAGAACATCTTTAGAATTGGTGATATCGTAGAGAACTTAAATACCGGGTTGATTGGAAAAATTATTCGTAGAGGAACTAACCATCTTATCTGTGTGACCAAAGAAAATTATATGTTTAAGTCCTGGATTCGTGATGTGATGGAAGCAGTTGTAAATTATCCAGGCCCATCAGGTGTTCCTGGATCCCAAAGAGAAGTTGGAACAGATTCCAATAGAGAGTATACAATGAGAATGACGGGAACACTTGGTATTAAGAATTTAATAAATAAATATAAGAAAAAAAAGTAGTAGAATTACTATGTCTGGAATTCATTTGAATGATCTTTCCAAAATTTATTTGGATCAAATTTCTGAGAAGAAAAAAGACGATACATATCTGGAACCAGATATGAAGAAGCGTCAGAAGAATAATGAAAAGGCGCGTAAAGATATGGAGAAAATGGGAACTTCTATGAAGAACCCACACTTTGAGGAAGTTGAAGTTGATGAGGCAATGTCTTCTTACGACAGAAATCGTAAGAGAGCAGCACAGAGAGCAGCAGACAGAAATGCTGCCCGTGCTGCAGGTAAGACTGGTGTAGTTCCTGGTGTTGGATATGTATCTCCTAGAAAGGAGAGAGAAACTTACACTGACGAGAAAGGAACCGTCCGTCATAAGTCAGGTGCTAAGAACGAAGAATTTGAGCAGATTGATGAAATCTCACAAAGAACCGCTACAAGAGCATTTGCCCGAAGAGCAACTGATGAGTTTGAAAATGATGGTGATTACAGAGGTGATTTTACCAAGAGTGGTAAGAGTAAAGCAAATGAAACCAAACGTCGTATAGAAAAGAAACACGGTAAGAAAGCAGGAAAACATGCAGAAAGAGCAGCACACGCTAATACTTTTGGACGCAAGAGTTTCTCTATGCCCAAAGTAGATGAGGAGTATGTTGATTCTGCGGGAACAACCAGACATAAATCAGGTGCAAAAATGGAAGCACTTGATCCTGTAGGTAAGGAAGATGGTGATGTTAATAATGATGGTAA